AGGATCTGCTAGCAACTCTGCTAACGATCTTGCTAACATGATGAAACCGGCTCTAAGCAAAGGCAACATTAAAGTTGTGGCAAGTACTACCTGGGAAGAATATCGTAAACACTTTGAAAAGGACCGTGCGTTAATGCGCCGTTTCCAACGCATTACTGTTGACGAACCAACTATTGAAGTTACTAAGCAGATTCTTAAAGGTATTAAGAAGTACTATGAAGGTTTCCACAATGTTAAAATCCGTGATGATGCTATCGATGCGGCTATTAAGTTGTCAGTTAAATATCAAACAGACAAGAAACTACCAGACAAGGCTATTGACTTGATTGACGTTGCTTGTTCACGTTTTAATTTGAAAATCTCTGATACCCGTGTAATTGGCGAACGTGAAATTCAATTTGAACTTGCTAAAATGATTCAGATGCCTGAAGAAAAGATCATGGAAACTGAATCTAACAATCTTGCTACACTACAAGAAAACTTACAAACACAAGTATACGGCCAAGATTTGGCACTTACAGAAGTTGTGGATAAGATTATTGTTGCCCAAGCAGGTCTTAAATCAGAAAACAAACCTATCGGATCATTTGTATTCATGGGTCCAACAGGAACAGGTAAAACTGAAACTGCTAAAGCACTTGCTAAACACTTGAGTGTTAAATTGCTACGTTTTGATATGAGTGAGTATCAAGAGAAACATAGTATTAGTAAGTTAATTGGTAGCCCTCCTGGATATGTTGGCTTTGAGGAAAACGCAGGACAGTTAATTACTAGCATTCAAGAGTCACCTAATGCTGTATTGTTGTTAGATGAAATTGAAAAGGCACATCCAGACGTTATGACTGTATTGTTACAAGTTATGGATAACGGTTTTATTACTGGGTCAAACGGGAAGCAAGCTGATTGCCGTAACTTAATCCTTATTCTTACTACTAATGCCGGCGCTCAAACAGCTGAAAAGAATAACATTGGATTTGGATCACAGGAAAAAGACTATAGTGATACAGATTTGAAGAAATTCTTAACTCCAGAGTTCCGTAATCGTTTAGATGGTATTGTTACATTTAACAAGCTAGCCAAAGAAACTATGGTTAAAATTGTTACCAAGTTTATCGATGAACTCAAGGATCAAGTTAAAGAGAAGAGTATTAAAATTAAGATTAACAAAGACGGTATTGAGTGGTTGCTCAACAAAGGCTTTGATAATAAGATGGGTGCTCGTCCGCTACAACGTGTTATTGACAAAGAAATCAAACGTGATCTTGCTAAAATGATGTTGTTTGGTGCGTTAAAGAACGGCGGTACTGCTAGTATCACAGTTGATTCCGAAAACGATAAATTAGTAATTGTCGCTGTTCCAAAAGAAGTTAAAGTTCCTTTGTTAACAGTTGACAGTACAGAAGATTTAGTAAATAGCCCGATCGATGGAATTTAAAACTACAAGACGCTTATTTCGTAACACATATCAGTACAAAATTGTACTGGTATGTGCCGTATCGAGTTTATTTCGTAGAACAGATTTACTGTCAACATTATCTGAATTAAATCAATTGCCTGTTGAAAAGGACAAGATGAGATATCATGCTCATATCAAAAGTCAAGATGATTTAGATTACGCTATTCGTTTAGCAACAGAATTAAACAACATGTCAGATTTCGACCTTAGGGTCGAATCTCCATGGATTAGTATCTACACTAATGATGAAACCTTAGTAAACAAACTAGTTAATTTAGATAACAACCGGGTAAAATATGTTAGTAAACCCGATCCAAATGCTACTTTAGCTACTGGAACTATTGTTATGCCTAAAATGGACTATGATTATCGTGTTACGCTAGGTAAAACTACACAGCCTAACCTTTCGTTTGTTGAATGGGCAGAAACTAGTAAAAAATGTAAACTAACCAAGAGCTGTATTAGAGAATTAGGAAGACCGCGCAGTTGGGGCGGCACACACTTCTATATTACGGGCGATAACAATTTACTATTAGCAAAGATGCATTTAGGCGGAAGCATCGCAAAAGTGGAGCGTATTGTTAAAAACTAAAGCCCAACAAAAGCGATAAATACTCTAACCGCAGAGTCATCTGCTGATATCACGTTACGGGCTTAAAAATGCGAATAAATGAACTATTAGAAAACAAACATTTCAAAGAAGACGATTTTGTACAGAAAAACGGTGAAGGCCGCGAAATAAACTTTGATTTAGCAGAAGATCTTATTCATTTTATGAATCAGGACGACGATGTTTACCGCCGTCATACATATCCAGCAATTGCCAATTGTATGGATAAACTTGAAAGTAAACGTGATCCAAGTATTAACATTTTCAAACCTGCTGTAGAAAACAGCTACAAACTATACGTTAAAAAATTCCCTATACGCGAACTTCCAGATAGTTTAGACGAAGAAATGTGTAAACAAATTTGTGAAAAAATTCACGAAGATGTTATTCAACATATAAATGACGGAAAGTATAAGGAATAATAATGTTTTTACGCGAGCTGTTTGCTAAACCGCAACGTCCATTATTATTAGAGGGCGGTAATATTTGGCCAGAATCAGAAGGATTCGACCAAGCTATCGCACAACATCTAGTAAATGAAACTAACCGTTATCTTAAAAATCTTAAAACTAGTGCTCATGTAATCGGTAGTGCCGCAACTCCGACGCCTGGTAAGATCAGCGGTGACTTAGATGTAATGGTTGATGTTACACATTTAATGCAACAGTTAGGCACAACTGATGGCAAAACTACTCGTGTTGAATTAGAAAAATATCTACAACATCAAGGACTAGCAACTAAAAAGACAGGTGTTACTGTACATATATTGTTGCCATACAAGGGTAAATTTTACCAAGTAGACATTAAGACAGTTGCTAATGCCGAGAAAGTTCGTAAATTCCATCACCATGTAATCCCGCAAGGAAGTCCATACAAAGGTGTACACAAACAAATGATGTTAAATGCTTTGGCCAGTAGTCAAGGTATGTTATGGTCACCAGATGAAGGATTATATGCTAGAGATGAGATGGGTAAGAAGTCACATTTCATCAGCGATGATTTAGATGTTATTGCTAAACACTTACTAGGCAATCACGCTAAAGGATCAGATTTAGGTAGTGTAGAAAGTATACTAGCCGCAATTCCAGATCCAACACGCCGTGATGAAATATTTCAAAAAGCAAGTAGTGGTTCAAGCTGGCAAGCGGTTCCTCCGCAAGCTATGAATGAAAATGCTAAACCTACTACAGGCCGTAAGTACCAACATATAGAAGACCTTGTGTTTACTAATGGTAGTAATGGCGGGTTACACGCAGTCGAACGGTTGCGTCATATGGGAACATCGGATCAAGGCGGTATAGAAATCAAATGGGATGGTAGTCCTGTAATCTATTGGGGCAGAGACGAACAAGGCACGTTTCATATGATTCCAAAAAATGCTTGGGATTATTTAAAACGCGGTGTACCAGCTACTAAAGGTGGCGCAAGCACAATGATGAATAGTCCAGAGGATGTTACTAAATTTGTGTTAGGAACAGGCGATGCTACTAAACACGATAAACATCGTACAGCATTTGCTCACAGTCTCGGACAACTATGGCCATACTTTGAAAGTATTAGTCCTGAAAGCGGTTATATCGAAGGCGGAATATTATTCAGTCCATCGCAACCTCCTAAACTAAACAAGGCAAGTGGCGAGTATGAATTTAAACCAAATATTACTAAATTTCATATACCAGCTAATAGCGAATTAGGTCAACGTATTAGTCAAGCTAAATTAATGGTAGCGGCAACTGGCTACTATGATCGTATAGGTGGTAACGAAGGTCGTTATCCTAATGCTGAAAATTTATCAACACCAGAGGTTATTGTACAAGGTACAACCTATGTTCAAGAAGCACCTGGATCAGACGAAGCAGGCTTAAAGAAAGTAGCCGCTTATATACAACAACACGCGGCTAATATTGATAGCTTTGTAGGCGGACAACCTGGATTAAGTAAACCTGGTGATATATTATACAAATTCTTTAATCAGAATTTACGTGTTGCCGGAGTTAAGGCAAAGTTTGCCGAATGGGTACATGCAAATATTAGCGCAGGACAAGCACAAAAAATATTGGCACATCCCGGGCTTAACGCTGTATTAACTGCTGTCGAAATGATTAGCAATGAAAAAATGAAACTAATTGGTAATTTGAGCAAAGGTACACACGGCGGTATTAGGCAAACTAAACCGGAAGGTTATGTACAAGCGCATCCTGGAACAGGATTCCAAAACGACTTACCAGGACAGTTTGTTAAAACTATTGACCAGGCTAACTGGGCTCCAAGGAAAGACTAATGTTTTTACGTGAATTTTTAAATCGTACCGGAGAAGGCAAAGCCTGTGTAGTAGGTTGGGGCCGTGGTATGGGTCACAAAGGTCATATGTTCCTAGCCAGTAGTGTTATTACTCAAGCTAAAGAAGAAGGAGCAGATCCGTATTTTGTTGTTAGTCGTACTGTTGGTAAAGATGATCCTATTACGCCAGACGAAAAATTAGCAATTTATCAAAAGGTGTTTCCTAAGCATGGACATATATTCCATACTGCTACAGAAGAAATGCCAGACTTAACTCGTGTATTACAAAAATTAAACGAACACGGATATACAAAATGTACAGTTGTAGTAGGTGCTGATCAGGTTAAAGCTCTAGGTTATGTAAAAAATTACAATGGTAATCCAGATAAAGCAGGTAATATTCCTTTTAATTTCACAGATGGTTTAGATGTTATTAGTCGTCAACAAACTAATGACCCAAGCGCAGGGGAAGAAGGACCACGTGCTACTCCAATGCGAGCTGTACTTAAAGATCCTAATGTTTCAGATGATGAAAAATTTCAAACATGGCGTGATGCTATGAGTCCAGAACTTA